CACAGAGTCACCCACCACTTCATGCCGTTATGCTTGAAGAGATAGGGCCAGTAACAGCGCGACAGCAGCGCCTCGCCATAGGGGTTGTCGGTGTGGGCCATGTGCGTTGCCAACAATATCTTTCTGGCCGGCAAGGCAATGCCGAAGGTTGGATTGTCGATCGTCAGCAGCCGCCACTCCCGGCCGGAATGGATCAAGCGCCGGTTCGGAATATCGCGGAGAAATGCCGGCAACCATTCGCCATCATATTTCCATGCCACTTCAAGCGCCCGATACCCGCGCAGCGCCGCTTCCTGCAGGCAACCCAGGCCGTTTTCGAGAGGATGTTCTTCGTGGTTCTCCATGTCCGCCAAAGCTTTACGGCAAAGATCAGCCGCCCGTTTTTCAGCATCGCTGTCGCCGCCCTGTTCAACCTCCCACTCCCGGCGCAGCAGACCGGCCCGCCGATCGATGACCTTGCTGATCACATGCGGATCGGTCAGCACCTGGTCATAGGCCTTATGGGTAAGCCCGGCCTTGCGCAGGACTTCGTCGGGGTTCGGCAGCTGCGACAACCCGAGGATGAAATTCGGATCGCTGGACTGGTCGGCTATCTGGCGGAGCAATTCTTCATTCATCATGGATCAATATCCTCGCACTACATGGCTTGCCGGCCGCGCCGCAGTTTCAGGCATAAAGGCCCAGCTGTCGCCGCCTTCCTGATACGTCGAGTAATTGGCCAGAGCCCCGGCAATGGCCGAGTCGCCGTGCCGTTTTGAATTATCCTTGCCGGTGTTCTTGGTGTCCGGCAGCTTCGCCACGCCCTTGATGATTTTCAAGGCCCGGTGATCCTCGATGACATCGGCATCCATCGGCAGGATAAAGGTCTTATCCTCGAAGGCGGCTTTATACTTCGGCATGTTCTCCCGGTACCAGGTCTCGGAAAGCATCACCTGAGATATCCGCTGAGGGCCGTATCTCTGCATCGCCCGCTCTGCCAGATACTGGCCGTTGCCCCTGGCGTCGAATGCCCCGTGGTGGAACTTCGGCAGCCGGTCGATGGTGAAAAAGCAAATCTGTTCCTGTTGCCGGAACGGCATGTTGCGCAGCTCAAGAGAAAAGAGCGATTGCCAGATGGCGGCCTGGGTCTCCTGGGCCGGCAGCATGATGGTAAGATCTCCGCTCCTGGCGAAGTCCTCGCCGAAGACGGTCTGCCGGTTCATATTGAGGCCGGTCAGCAGCGGGGCAAGGGTATCCTCGCACCATTCCTCGACCACCGAATAGCGGTACGAATCGCTTTTCTCGTTAAACTCGTCGGTCTGCCCATAGCGGATTACCGGGATCGCATCCGACATGCAGCTGACGATCATCGCCCTGGTCAGGTAGGTGCCTGCGCCCTGGGACGGTATGCAAAGAAGCTCTTCGTCCGCGCCGCTGCCGTATTGGGCGACGATGGACGCTCGCCACGCATCTTCCGCTTCCTGGCTCCACTCCTTGCCGAGCCGCAGGCAGATCCGCTCATACAGCCCTTCCTCCAGGGCATCGTCCAGTGTCACCCGGTGCACGCTGTAAGGAATGCGGCCAGCCCGGCAATCGTTAATTACCTCATTGAAGGGGTTCAAGTCGCCGTCATGGGTGGAGATGATCACCACCTTGCCACCCCACATCAGCAGTGCCATGGCCGCCTTGATCAGCTCGCCCAGGTTGTCGTGAAAGGCCGCCTCATCGATAACTACCTTGCCCTGCTTGCCGCGCAGGTTGGACGGCCGACTGGAGAGGGCGACGATCTTGAAGCCGGAGGCGCAGCGGATGCGAAAGGCCAGGATGTCTTTATCTTCGTCGGCAAGAACAANCTCTTCCACCGCCGATGCAGCCTTCTGATAGTGCTTGAGCCAGTCGCCGCAGTCCTCAATAAACTCCTGGGCCATGTCTTTGTTGTAGCCGATATACCAGATGTCCATGCCGCTCTTGCTGGCGGCAATGAGCGAATCGTCAGCGGCCTCTGCCCATGACAGGCCGATCCGCCGCGATTTTTCGATGACCTTGACCGGGCTCTGATCCTCCAGCCAGCGCTGCTGGTAAGCCAGCAGGGCCATCGGTGCCCGTTTAGATCGATCTTCTTTCAGGTACTTGGCCATCAGTTCTTCAGCCCCAGGATCTGCCGGCGGATAACCTCCGCCGCTTCATCGGACAGACCGCCTTTTGCTGCGGTCTCTTCCTCTGCCGGCACATATTTACTCTTCAGCTGTTCGATCATCTCAAGGGCCGCCTTGGTGTCCTTGATGGCGGCAAAGGAGAGATCCCCTGGCCTGGTGAGCATGTTGTTGATCCTGCCCTGTACGGCGAGCTGCAGAGCGGTCACAGCATCGGCTGCCGTCATGATGGCGGTTGCCGGTCCCTCGACCTGCTTTGCTTCCTGGCCCTGGACGTTCTGCCCGCGCTCCCGCGCCTCCTGATCGATTGACCTGGCAGAGCTGACCAAAGCCGAGAAGGCATAAGCCTTCTGCGCGTCCTCAGTTTTGATGACCGACTCAATCAGCTTGGCCTTCGCCAGCATCACGTTGCGCCGAACCGAAGTCTGCGCCTGGCGATACTCGCGCCGCCGATCGCTCCAGGAAGGGGCGCTATCCATCCCCCAGCGTTTCAGCTGGGAGATGGATACGCCGGTGGCCGACGCCACCTGGTCATAGGTTTGGCCATCTATTATATAGAGTTCCTCAGCGGCCTCGCGGACCTCCCATGAATACGACTCGGGACTCATACAATCCCCAGGGCCTTTTTCATGGCGGCAATCTCGCCGATCAGGCCAAGATACTCGGCGTGCTTGGCGGCAAGCTCAACAGCCTGGACCGCTGCCTGCTGGGCCTGCAACTCCTCGATCGGTGCAAAGGCCGGCAGCATCATTCGCACTGCCGAGACATCGCCGTCGATCGACAGTCTGAGGGTGCGGACCTCCGCTTCTTTTTCAGCGATCCGACCCTTGATGGTCAGCCTTTCGGTATCAAAGCCCATTCTTACGGCCCTCCCTGTTTATCGGGCAAAAGAGATTGTTATCGATCTTCTCAACAAGTTTGGTCATGACCTGAGTGCTCAGATGGATGATGCCCGCCAACTCGCCTGCAAGCTTCTGGTATGATTCGACCAGGATGACGTTGTTCTCATAGTTCTTGACCACGGCCTCAAAGCGTTTTTCCTGCGAGGCGATAATGGCCATAAACTGCTTTTCCATCCGGCTCATTTCTTCATGGTGCCGGGCTTCGGAAGTGGCCTTGTCGGAAACGATCTGCGCCTGTTTAATGCCTTCCTGCTTGGCGTTCTCAAGCCGCTTTATGCCTTCCTGCTTGACGTTTTCCAACCGTTCTCGTTCATAACGACGATGATCGGCATACATAAAGGCCATGACGAGACCAGGTCCGCCCATACAGATAATGATGATCCCCGGCGCGCCGAGGGTCTTGATAATCAAGTCGAGTAGTCCAGGCTCAAGATTCATTTACGGTCGTTCTCCCAAAGTTGCTGGCAATCCCTGCATCGTGTGCAGCCGGGGGCGGCCAGCCCTGCGCCCTGCCGGAATCTCGTCACCGCAATCTTCGCAGTGGGTGTTGATTAAAGAAGACTCTGAGTTGCGCCTGGTCTCCTGTTGCCATACTTCCAGGGCCTGTTGCCGATAGTAGGCGTCCAGATCCTGGGCCTGGTCGAACTGGTCTGCCATTATTTCCCTTATTTATAGAACAGGTGCTTGCCGACCTTCTTGACGAATTTCAGCTTAGTGGACCACTCCGGAGGCTTGATGTAGTCGCCGAAATAGTGGTCTGCACCGAAGTAGTCCTTGCCATCGAGGCGTTCCGCCAGACACTCCATGGCTACATTCAGGCAGTTCTCGAGGGCCGACAGATCGTCAAGCACGGGCCGCTTCACCCCTGGGTTCAACCAGGAGAATTGCCATGGCGCTTTGACGATATCCTTGATCGATGCATCCCGGCGCTCGACGCGGGTCATGATTACGTGGCCGATTGCCAGCTGCCCTTCTTTTGGCTCGCCTCTGCCTTCAAAGTAAATGCACAGCGCAAGCCACAGTATGTTTCCGATCATGACGATCACCCTCTGAAAACTTTTTAATTACCGAACCCAGGCAACCGGAGCGGCCCGGATGGAACCGCCCCGGTTGTCTTTCGGAGTCAGAATGTCAGAGGTATATATATGGGATTTAAGACAGAGGAATAAGACTGAGTTGCTTCAGGTGTTGGAATGCAAAAAGGGGGGATACGAATCAAATTCGTATCCCCCCCTTTGCGTGGTGAAAAATAAACTGTGCTAAACGATATTACTCAGAACCATCGAACTTGAACCGAGGCATCTCGATCTTGTCTATAAGCCCTGCTTCGGTCATTTTTATGGTCTTCTCAATGATAGCCTTGCACTCCTTGAGGGCAGCCCCATTCCCGCAATGCCCTTCGTAGAAGGTAGGCCTGGCGTACATATTCCTTTTGTCCTTCATGACATTGATGACATATTCTTCGACTTTTGCCTGATTGTCGGCAGTATCCCTCATGCAGGCTTTACTTGCTGCGTCAGCGGTTGAACTCATCAAGAACGCAAGGAAAACCGAAAATATCAATCTCTTCACAGTAACCTCCTTAAAGTATTAAATGGTTCCCTCTATCACAATCACAGAACAGCTCTATCACATTATAGAACTTGTGTTCAATTCTTTTTTTTGAAGCTGACCAGTTGGACTGGGGAGTTGTTTCTCTATAACAGCCGCAAGGCTCATCAACCGGTCTTTAACCAGATCAGTTTTGATTTCTTCCATCGTCATCCTGTCGATGACAGCGAACCCTTGAGGTGAAGACTTTTCGACTTCAGACCGATACTGCTCTGCATCACTGTCCTTACTGAATATCGCTCCGATTTTAAATTCTCTGGCTGTGTTACAGATGACGATCACAACAAAAAACAACGGTTCAGTTGTTATCAGTTTATTCGGCATAGTCATCACTCCCCGTACAAGAGAAAACATTGACACCTTTCAGCTCTGTCTCGCGCCAGTTGCCTTTGTCTTTACGCCATTTTTTTCTGATGCGTCTCGACTTGCTTCGCGGGAATCTCACCTGCTGAGACATGAATACTTTTACATTCATAGCTTGGATCACCATCACCCCACCGCCCGACGCAATTTAATAAACAGCCCATACCCAACCAGCAAAGTGCACAGCCCCATGCCGCCAACGCTCTGCACGAAAACGAAGAAAAACATTCCAAACCCGACACTCACCCAGGGGAACAACCGGTACATCTTTTCAGGTATCCATACTCGTCTCATACATTCCTCCTTAAAACAGCCGCAATTGTTTGTCCTCGCCGGGCTCCTGGCCGAGGATGTTGTAGGCGTGGCGCTCGCTGATCCCGTACTTCCGGGCCAGATCGACAATCGAGATGCCGCCGCGATCGTATTCGGCACGGATCTGCCGATCCCGCCACTTCACCAGCCACCGGCGATGGCCGTAAAGCCTCGCCGGAGTGCTGTCAAATAATTCGGAAACCTGCAGCGCCATGCGCACCCCGATCTTTTCGGCCAGCATCCGCAGATCGCCGGACAACGCCTCGAGTGGAGGCAGGGCATCGTCCGGCAGATTGTCAATAGTGTAGCTGCTCATCATTCCACCCCCGCGCTATCCTGCCGCTTTTTCAGATCGGTGATCAACACATGCAGATCCCGCTGATCGGTCAACCACTCGAACCGCTCTACCCCGAATTGCCGCTTGCACCGGCTGTGCAGCTTATCCATGCCGTAGCCCAGGGAGTTCCACATGGCCAGAACCTTGCGCTGCTGGGCAGCGGTCGGGCCTGGCTTGATGACGATGTAATTACCGTCCCGCCGCTTCGCCCTGGGCGCGGTGGATGTGCCTTTCTTCGGCTTCCACCCCTTGGCCCGGAAGAGATCGAGGAGCTGCTCGGCCTGCCGGACGGTGAGATCCTTGGCGCTGGACGCCTTAAAATTCAGGGCGAGGATATCGCGATAGGTATCGTCGGTCAGCTGCAGCTCTTTCTTGGCGATGTGGATCTTGGCCAGCTGGGCTTTGGTCGGCATGTCAAATACTCCGCAGCAACTCGATGTCATCGGCCTCGATGCCTTCAATCTCGCCGCGCATGGTGCCGATCGCGAGACGAAGGGCCAGGTCGGTGAAGAGTGGCCGCTGGTCAATAGTTATACTGAGCAGGCTTTCGAGTTGAGCGACAGGAGGATGATCATTAATCTCGGCCTTAACTTTCTTCAGCTCCATATGCACTTCTTCGAGTTCGTTCAAACGCCGCTCCAGCAGGGCTTCCTGCTCATTGCTATGGGCCGTCAGCTCCTCGATTCTGGATCGCAGCTTCCGAAGCTCGGCATCGTTGCCGCTCCCTGCAGGCAATGCAGTTGGTGCCAGTTCCTTCAATGAGGCTATGACCATCTGCGGATTAGCTCGGATACCACACCGCACGTTTTCGCACATTGAACATATTTTCTTCCCAAATCTTTCGGCAACCTGCTTCTTCTTGCCGCAATATTCACAAATCCCTGCCACTCTTGTATCGCTCGCCATGCCTTCCTCCTGATTGATGTTGTGTAGCTGTATGAACGTTACCTCTGCCGGGATCTCTCCCGTGCAGTCCAGACAAGGAGAAACGAGCAAAGATCCTTCTCCCTTGGGCCCACCCTTCCAGCCGCTGACAGGTCCATGCGCCTCGGCCCTAGCTGCAGCGCACACCTTGTCCCATCCCCGACGGGTAATCGATACCGGTTGACCGGCTGTCTTGGGACAGCACCGGCGTATGTTCAAATTAATTTTCATCAGTCACCTCAACCGTCGAGTTGTTCGAAATGGTGCGATAGACATCATCCGTCCAAGCCATCCTGCCCTTGAGCAGCTGCACACTGCAGGATGGACACAAGCTCTCTTGAATCGATACCCAGACCCCGCATCCGCCACAGCGCCAGGGCTTTTCGATAGATGTTTTTTCCATCAGTCCATCCCCTTAATAATCGTCGGGATACTATTCAAATGTATAGTATCGAGCGACTGCTGGCC